TAGGTCAAGTAGGTTTAGCTGAACAAGCAAGACAACAACAAGCTATAGATGAAGCACGTGCTAGGTTTGAGTTTGGGCAACAAGCACCTACACAAGCATTAAGAGATTACTCTGCTATAGCAGCAGGTAGTATCTTACCACCAACAACTACAGCTACACAAACAGGTGGAGACCCATCGTTTATGCAACGAGCAGTAGGTGGTGGTTTATTAGGACTAGGAGCTTATGGTGGGCTTCAATCAGCAGGACTAGCAGCATCAGGATATGGCGCAGCTGGATATACAGGAAATGCTATTATGGGTACTGGTTTAATGGGTGCAGGTGGTATTGGTCTTGCTCTTGGTTTAGCTAGTTTATTTGATTAGGAGATAACATGAGTAATAGTTTTTTAAATAAAGATTATCTGAGTTTCATGACAAGTATCTTTAAATCAGATGAAGAAAAAGAAAAAGAAAGATTAGCTAAAATATATACTAACCCAGTAACTGGAGAAGTAGAACAATATGCTAGTGGATTAATGGGTATGCGACCTGAAGTTATAAATCAAATAAAAACATCTGCGCAACAAAATATGCAAGGAATGTTATTTGGAGCAGGTCCACAATTTACTGCATTAGAAAATGTACCAATGCAAGGGACAGTTCCAACACCAACAGATGAAGAATTATTAACTAATGCTTTAAAAGAACGTATAACAGAAACATATGATTTAAGTAAAGGAACTTTTAAATCTGCTGAAATAGCTAAAGAAATACAAGAAGCATCTAAACTAAGCCCTATGACAATGCTTACTTTAATGTCTGCTTTTGGTGGAGCATCAGACAGACCATCTGCTCCAACAATAACATCACAACCTACAGCTACACCTGGATTAATGTTCAGAGATGAAGATTTATATAAAAGATATAGAGGACTATTATAATGGCAATAGATAAAGAAGACGATATAGCTAAATTAGCAGAATCATTAGGTTCAGTTATTGCACCAACATCTGCGATGGATGACCCACAATCTATGTTAAAAGCAATACAAAATGCTGCTTTGATTAGAACAGGTATTGGTATCATGGGGCAAAGAAGAATGGGTGAATCAGGTTATGATGTAGCAGGTAGAGTAATAGGTGATGTTGCTAAATCATCAGCAGAACAATTACAGACATATGCTAAATTAGCTGCTGCAAAAACAGGAGATAAAAAATCTAAAGGATTAAGACAAGCAGCAAAAGATTATTCTCAAATAAGAAAAAATTTATATTATGAACCTGACCCTGAGACAGGAACTTTAACACAAAGAAGAATGGATTTGTTTCAGTCAGAAAACTTTGGCTCAGTACCACTACCATCTGAAGAACTATTTAAAGATGTTCTTGGTCCTATATATGAACAAGAGGGTGGTGGTGAATTACTACAAAAGATACATGAAAAACATAAACAATACTTTGAGGAAGTAAAAAAATTATACCCTAAAGCAGATTGGACTTTTGATGACACTATCGAAAGATTAAGAAAGAAAAACATGATGGGTGGATAATGCCTTTAAGTTTAGAAGAACAAGATAGAATATTTGCAGATATAGAATCAGGTGTAGTACCTAAACAAGATATTGACATTGATGCTATAGAAGAAAAAATATTTACAAATTATGATGCTATAAATAATGACGAAGTAGCTACCGAAAATAATGACCTTGGTGGCATGACTGAAAGAGAAGCATTAGGATTTGCTATGGGTATGGGAACATTTGATACTTATAGAGGGCTAAAACAAATCTTTGGAATAGATGAAGAAGAAATGAGATTAGACCAAAAGAGATTAAATGCTATATTTAAAAACAAAGACTACGGTGGAAAAGCATTAGCAGTTTATATGGGTGGTGTAGTAGCTGACCCATTTGGTTGGGTAATGCCTATAGCTAAAGCTAAATCAATATCTTCTTTAATTAAACAAGGAGCTATGTATGGTACAGCATTTGGAGCTACATCATATGTAGATGAGCAGATAGCAGCAGACAGTGGAATATCTGAATTAGAACAAAGAGGAAGAAATGCCGCATTTGGAGGAGTAGGAGGAACAGCTATTACTGGTCTTTTAGGGGTTGTAGGTAGAAAAAAATTAAACTTTGATAATCCTCCTGTTAGTAAACAAGAAGCAATATCTAGATTAGATAAACAATTTAAAGATGGTGATTTAAATGAAGATACTTATGACATGCTTGTTAGACAAGTTAATAATATTGAAGCATCAAAAGCTACAGAAAGAAACCTAAGTGGATTAGCAGAACAGGTATCAGGCACAAAAAATATTATGTCAAAACAAGAGGGGGATACAGTTTTAACCTCATTTAAACAATCTGTAGCTAGACCTACATGGGAAAGAATGAGAAAGAATCCATTGAGTTTTGCTTTTGGAGGATATGCAGGTTCTGAAATATATGAAGAATTAGATAATGCAAACACTTCAGGTGAATATATTGCTAATGGAACAATGACAATTCTTGGTGCATTAGCAGGATACAAAATAGGTAAGGTTACAGGACAAAATCAAATAACAGGTAAAACAGGAAACAACTTAGCTGAAAAAATTAAAAGAGGAATATATCCTGAAACATCTTTAGAAAAAGAATTAAGAGAATTAGACTTATTACACTTAAGAGGTCTTCCTGAAAAATTACACGGTGATATTTTATTTATGGTAAAGGAAGCAAAAAAACTTCCTGAGTCAGAAAGAAAATTATTACATCATTTATATGCAGGTGATATAACAGGAGATGAATTAGTAAAACTATCTAAAGGTGAAGAAGTTACTAGAACTAAATTTGACAAAATATCAGAAACAAATATACCAACAGTACAAAAATTAGCAAAAACAAAAACGGTATTACCTGTCCAAGAGTTTTTAGAAATAGATAAGTTACCTAAAAACATAGATGTTTTATTAAATCTAAATGAAAAAAATAAAAAAGTTATAAAAGAAATTGGAGACGAACTTGTAAATGCAGGTGTGTTAGATAAAGATATTTTTTATACAAACATAGACAATTACTATAATAGATATTACCAAGCTATCGTAGATAAGAAAGGTGTAAAAGCAGGTGACCAATTCAAAAAAAATCTTTTAGCTATTAGAGGTGAGGGATTAAAAGATAGAGGAATGACATTTTCTTTTAAGAATAAAGAAGATGCTATTAAGTATGCAAAAGCTCAAACTTATATTAACAAACAAGACCCTGCTTTAGTAAAAAATTATGGTAAAAAATATTCAAAAGAATTAGAAAATTTAGCAGGGAGTGCTGCTGATTTCACAGGAAAATATGGTCAATATATTAATAAGATTGATGAATCAGACATAAGGTTTAATAAAAATAAAATTAATACACCTAACTGGGGTGTTACTGTAAAGAAAAAAGGAAACACATATGATGTTATAACTCAATTAAATTCACAAACAAGACGTGAATTAGGTGAGATGGAAGACATAGCTCAAAACATTTATAGAACAGGGGCAGTAACTGTATCTGATGCAGGTATGGGTGCGTTCTTAAAATCTGTTGCTAATAAATATAGAGGTACAAAAGTATTTGGAGAGACTGACGATTTATCCAAGTATCAAGGTGGTGAATTAATAACAGTACCTAATATAAAAATTCCAGGAAGTGATGTAAAAAAATACGGAATGTTAGCAGGTAAACAAATAGATGCAAAGTTATTTGATGATATTGATTTAATGGTAAATGTAACAAGAGGAGATTGGATAAATAAATCAGGGATAAGAAATTATTTAAAAGTTTTAAGAGCATGGAAAGCTACAAAAACTGTATTACATCCTATGGTACACAGTAATAACTTTTTATCTAATGCTCCAATGTATTATCTTGAAGCAGGATGGAGTAAGGGAAGTAGAGAAGCGCTAAAAGAAGCATTTGCAGATACTCCAATAATTTTTGGAAGAATGAGAGGTAAAGTAGAATATAAAGATTTGCCACTTGATATAAAAAAAATGACAGACTATGGAGTATTTCAGTCTGATTTTGTTAATGTTGATTTAGCTAAGTATGTAGATATGGATGCTTATTCAAAAATATATTCAGGAATAAAAATAACAGACGATACCAATTTTATGCAAATTGGAAAAGAGTTATCTCAAAGGTCTAAAAACTTTTATGAAAAATATAAAGGTATAGTTGCAGAACCTTATAAATTTCTACAAGATATCTATCAAATGGAAGATAGAGTTTGGAGGTATGCTTTATATAAAGCTAAAAAAAGAGAGGGCTTTTCTGATTTTGATGCAGCTAACATGGCTATCAATAAGTTTGTAGATTACAACATAAAATCTCCTACAATTAATTTTTTAAGAAATACAGGTATGCCGTTCTTGTCTTATCCATACAGAATGTTACCTAATTTAATTGAGGGATTTGTAACTAACCCTGAAAGAGCAGCAGTTCTTGCTGCAACAATTTATGTTGCTAATGATTTAAGTAGAGGACTTGGTACAGATGATTCATCTTATGAAGAAGATTATCAAAGACAGCTAATGCCTAAGTATCTACAAAAAGAAGCATTTGGATTACCGTTTATGCCTTATGCAAACATAAGATTGCCTTATGATGGTAAAAACGGAGGAGCTAAATACTTCGACTATAGTAGAAAACTGCCTGGTGGTGATGTATTTGAAACAACGTCAATGTCAGGTGGCGCAATTCCTAGTATACCACCTACATTACAACCTGGTGGACCATTAATAGATATTGCTAACAAACTTATTGTAGGTAGGGACGGGTTTACTGGACAAGAATATTCTCCTGCTGATGATACATTAATGTATAGAGCAAAAAAATATGCACAAGGATTTTTACCTAACTTAGGTTTTATTACAGGTACACCTGCTTACGAAAAATTCCAAAGAATATTAAATAAAAGAGGACCACTATTAAATGACCCATTAACATTTGGAGAGGGTATGTTTAATCAAGTTATAGGTGGAATTAATACAGCAGATATAGCAAGATTAAAAATTTTAAGAGGTAAAGAAAAACAAAGATTAGTTACTAAATTTAATAAAGCTAAAAAGGACTTAAGGAATCAATACTATAAAGGGTTAATTGATAGAGAAGAATTAGAACAGTTATTAAAAGAAAAAAATGAGGAGTTACGAAAAGAACTTTTGAAAAAAGGAAGACAAGAATGATACCGTTTGAAATCATTACCATGTTAGGTTCATCATTGCTTACTGGTGTACTATCTATATGGTCACAAAAATCTAAGGATAACGCAGACCAACAACGATATCTCATGCAAAGAGCAGAGATAGAAAGAGCATCGGTTGATGACGCAAGAAAAGATAACAACCAATATCAATCTACAACAAGAAGATGGATGGCATTGTTATCAGTTATATTTATTATATGTCTACCTAAGATAGCAGTATTCTTAGACCCATCAGTACAAGTACATCTTATGTATCTTGAACAAGTTAAAGAGGGTTGGTGGATATTTGGTAGCACAGAAGAAGTTACAACATTTAAAGGTATCAGTGGTATCGTAATTACTACAGCAGATACACATTTTCTAGCAGCGATATCAGGATTTTATTTTGGTTCGGCAGCTACTCGCAGATGATAGATAAATTAATTACAGCAGCAATACCATTATTGTTGGCAATGTTAGGATATTTATTTACTAGCTTACTGACCATACATGATAGTGTTAACATACTTAATCAGAAGATGTCTATACTAGTGAATATGGACAATCAAATAATACCATCACCTGATAATGTTATTGAGCGCCAAAAGATTAAAGAAGATATAATGAAAGAGTTACTAAAAATAGACAAGAGATTATCAATCGTAGAGTGGAGAATAGATAATGACAGTAGAAAGAGCAGGTGAAAAATTCTCAGGATATAATAAACCAAAGAACTCACGTAAAGGTGGTAAGAAGTTTGCTGTATTAGCTAAAGAGGGGGATAAGATTAAACTTATCAGATTCGGTGATGCTAATATGAAGATTAAAAAGAACATACCGTCAAGACGTAAATCATTTAGAGCAAGACACAAGTGTGATACTGCTAAATCTAAACTAACAGCTAGGTATTGGTCATGCAAAAAGTGGTAAAGAAAGAAACAAAGAAACAGAAACAAATAAAGAAATGGATTAAGTTTCAAGAAGAACTAAATAGAACTCACAAGACTAGAGTGGGTGTTTTGAAACCTAATTAAAGCTAGAAATAGCAGAGGTTTCATGCCATGATAAACTTAATTAAGTTCTTACTAAGTAAGGTAAGGACGAAATATCTGAGACCTGAGATATCAGTCTTAGAATTTATACTAATATTAGTTATGTCATATTACATCACTAGATGGCTATATGCTTAAACTAATAGGAGATAACTATGAGTGCAAACATCCCTTATACAAAGAGGGAAATGCAAATCATCAGGGCTATCCATGCCATAGAACCTAATGCTAGGTTCAGTATCAAAGACAGGATAAGAGGAAGACTTGACTATCAGTACGGTGGTGTAGTATTCTTTAATTGTCTACCAATAACTTGGGACGAGATAATGGATAAGATTGATGAGCAAGAAGAAAGAAGACCTTATTAGTAATCCACCCCACTACACAAAGGGGATAGAAACTACTAAGTATATACGGTCATGGGATATGGACTATGTTCGAGGTAACATCATCAAGTATGTTACAAGATTTCCGTATAAGGGTACACCTGTGCAAGATTTAAAGAAAGCAAGATGGTACTTAGATTATTTAATAAATGAGGAAGAAAATAAATGACATACCAAATCAATAATAATGGTGGCAATTATAGTAGAGTAGGTATTATACAAAGAGACGAGGATGGTAATGCGCTACAATGTCCTCATTGTGAATCAACTCATCTGATTAAAGCAGGTCATTGTGGTACAGAAAAGAAAAGAAAAAGATGGAAGTGCAGGACTTGTAATAAAAAAACAGTTAGTCCTAAGATTACAAAGAATTACGAATTAGAAGAAGCTCAGAATCTTGATTGGTCTACAGAAGAACTTATCAATGCAAGAACAGAAGTATTCAAAAGAAAAGAAGCAAGAGAAAAGTCTGAAAAGTTTATCAACATAAAGATAGATGATAAGAAACCTATTGGATTATATATACAAGGAGACCCACACGTTGATGATGATGGATGTGATTGGGTATCATTAAGAAACCATATAGATATTGTTAATCAAACAGATGGTATGTATGCCTGTTCTGTTGGTGACTTGTCTAATAACTGGGCTAGACGTGGTAAGTTAGCAGGATTATGGGCAGACCAAACGACAAATGGGGAGCAACAGTGGGCGCTTGTAGAATGGTTAGTTAATGCAACACCATATATATTTATAGTTGCAGGAAACCATGACATGTGGGCTATGGAGGGAGACCCAATTAACTGGATGTGTAAACCTCTAAAGACTGTATACTCTAACCACAACGCAAGATTAAAAATCAAATTACCTAAACACGAAATCAAAGTAAATTGTTCTCATAACTTTAGAGGACATTCAATGTACAATACAGCACACGGTATTGTTAAACACGCATTGTTCAATGCAAGAGACCACTTACTTATAGCAGGTCATACTCATGTATCAGGTTATAGTCCTATCAAGGATGCTAACTCAGATAAAATTATGCACTGTGTACAGGTAGGTTCATATAAGAAGTACGACAACTTTGCCAAGCAATTAAATCTACCATGTAAGATGATGTCAGCTTGTGCTGTTGCTGTATTTAACACCAACTTAACTGAAGACCATCCTGACTTCATCAAAGTATTTTGGGAAGTTGAGGAGGGCGCTGACTATCTTAATTATTTAAGGAACAAATAATGCAACCAATAATTACTTTTCTAAATTGGGAGGACGCAGTCACCCCAACATCAGGGTGGACGAACATAAAAGAATTAAAACCTGAACTAGCTGACTGTGTATCACTCGGTTTAATAGTTGAGGAAAATGATAAAACTATAACTATAGTCTCTCACATATCAGGAGATAAAGAGGGAACAGATATAGATGGGAGTTTAGTATTGGACAAGTCATGGATTAAATTCAGACTTGATATACCAGTACCTGAACATCAAACGAACAAGCTCAGAGAGTGGCTATTAAAAAAGGTGGAAGAATGAGAGTAGCAGATGAGAAGAAAGAAAAACTATTTGTAGAATATTTTACAAGTGGAGATACACTGGCTAATGCAACCAAGTCAGCACAGAAAGCAGGATATAATAAGAACCCATCTCAAATGGGATACTATCTAAAAAGAAAATACGAAAAAGAAATCAGAAAGATTAACGAAGAAAGAATTACATCTGTATCAGGTAAGGCAATCAATGTACTTGAAGACCTATTACATTCAGACCAAGACTCAGTTCGTCTTAACTGCGCTAAATTAATATTAGAATTGGGTAACTACTCATCACAAAATATTAATATCAACATGGAAGATAACAAACATAAGTCAGATGCTGAGTTGATTGAGGAATTACAAGGACTTGTTGCTAAGATTCCTACCCTTGCACCTAAGTTATCAGCAATTCAGGATGCTACATCAGAGGAAAACATTGATAGCTCAGATAAGGTATCTACAGAGGACGACAATAGAGTTACTCACTAGTCGGTACTATTGATATAGGGAATTAGAATAAACGTGATAACGTCCATTCTAGCCCCCTATATCCTACCAAGAGTAGTACATACCTGACACAAGAACAACAAAAGCTACTGAATTAATAAATATGAGTGGATTATCTCTAGTCAGGATACCCGTTAACAACCAACCGAGTACCCCGACCACCTGAACATAGAGATTAGCAGGGTAAATATTATACGAGGTGAGTATAATTCCTATAGTTAATACAAATGAACTGAACCATTTAAGTTTCTCTATCAATGTCATGCCACATATCCTCTGCATCATTCATAGTATCACAAAGATATTCACATGGGGTAGCATTATCATAGCGCTGTCCCTCGTTTATTTCTCTGTCAGTCATTTCACTTAATCCTTTTATGGAATCTACTTTATCAAACCAGTAGAACCCACCGTAATGAATCTCTATATATTCACATTCATTAGGGTTCATACATTGGTCTACTAAATTAAATAATTCTCCAACATATTCTGTTTGGTAAGTAAATATACCAACCAGTTGTTTATCATCTTTAATTCTTACTAACGCAGTTGTCATTACTCATCCCCTATTTTACTTAGCGCACTTAATTCTATATCTCTAATCATGTTTAACATTTCCATATATGATTTCTTAAACTTCATAAACTTTTCTTTTTCTATTCCCATGAACTCAGGTCTATTATCATCGTCATATATAAATTGTCCTGTCCCATCACAATGCATACACTTCTCTATCCTGTCTCCGTTTGATATTGTTCCTCTGCCTTGACATACAAAACAAGATTCATAAAAGATTTCACGAAATGCTAGGTAGATAAACATTCTCATAAAGAACTTCTCTCCTCTTAGCTCACTAGCTTTGTGGTTTTTCATAAAGATATCACAACACTCTATAAAGATGTCATCATATAAAGATGTTCTTGACTCATGACTATCTACATACTTAGCCATGAGTATGTCGTATTCTCTGTTCTTAAGTTTACAAGTA